TAGATCCTCTACCAACTCCCGATCTAGCTGTATTCATAGTACCACCAGTTGTCCAATTGGTTCCATCATATTCTTCACTTGTTGCAACAGCTCCAGGAGATGTTGTACCTGCAAAAGTTAACGCGGAAGTTTGAATTCCAGCTCCACCAAAAGAATTTTTTGCAGTTGGTAAACTATTTACAGCTGTCCAACTTGATCCATTATATTCTTCAACATTAGTTACTATAGTTGTAGTATAACCACCCGCACCTAAAGATGCTGTTTGAGTTCCTAATCCAACTAAAGATCTTCTTGCTGTTCCTAAATCGTTTTGTTCAGACCAACTTGATCCACTATATTCTTCAGTAGCTCCAGTATTTCTAGGTGATGTTGGATACACGTCTCCACCAAACACAACTGCAGCTGAAGTTGTTCCTGCTGCTCCTGATTGAGATCTGGCTGTGTTTAAGTCATTTATTTCTGAATAACCTGAACCATTAAATTCTTCTACATTTCCTTTTTGTGTTGCTCCTGGATTATTACCACCAATCATTAAAGCTGCTGTTTGAATACCAGCTCCAGCAATAGTATTTCTAGCTGTCGATAACGGTGCGCCGCTAGCCCATGCACCACTTGCCGTGACACCTTTTAATTTTAATTCAGTTTGATTATACCACATTTGTCCTTCAAGAGGATTATCTGGATTGGTAGTGTAGGACCTGATGTTTCGTCCTTGAATTTCTTTGAATGTAGTCATTAAGCTCCTTAATTATTAGTTAAGAGCCAACCTTGAGTACCATCTACGTACACTAGTGTATTTGCTGCTCTTTCTGTTGAAACTGTTAAACTAGCTGTAGACCCTACAATTTTTTCTGTTCCATTTGGATCAATGGTAAGTGCGTTAGAATCAAAAGTTCCTGCGTAATCAATAAATGATATTTCATCCCCAATATTTCCTGCCGGTAAATCCATTTCTATTGCACCACTTGTAGTGTTAATAAAATAACCTTCTCCAGCTACTGCTGTAAAACCAGAAGTTTTAACTGCTTGCCATGATGTACCACCAGATACTTCGGCAAAAGATAACTGACCAATACCTGTTGTTCCTGATCCTGATACTGAAGCTACTTTTAAAAATCTATCTGCTGTAACATTTCCTGTTGGAAATTTTAATGTGTAGCTTTGATTTGCTGAGTGTGCAGGAGATTGTAATTTAATTCCATGTGAATTTTGTTCACAGTTAAGAACAAGAGTACCTGGATTTGTATTACCACCAACAACTACTTCACCAGTTCCATTTGGTGTAGCTGTGATTGCACCATTAGCACCATCTGTAATTGTAATGTTACCAGAGTTTGTTCCTGAGTTTGTAACTAATTTAAGATCGTAAGCACCATTAGAAGATAATTGTCCTACTTCTGATCCGCCACCAATAGTAACTTGATCAGTATCTAATATTACATCACCAGTTCCATTTGGTTCTAATTCAATGTTACCATTTGAAGTAGATACAATTTTATTTCCGTTAACATCTAAGTCACCACCCAATTGAGGTGATGTATCATCAACAACATCTCCACCTGTTTGAACTTCTATAATATCTGGATTAGTTCCATCGTTTGCAGTTGCAAAAACGATTGCTGTTCCTTTATTAGTTGTTGCAAAAGTAAATGTACTTCCAGATCCTGATACATATTTAAATTGTACTGTATAAGAACCTGATGTTGCATTTTTAATAATGTAAAAATTTTCTACGTCTAAAGGTATTGTGACGATTTGATTTCCTGTAATTGAACCTGTAAACTCAATCATTCTAGCTTGAGCTGTTCCAGTTAATGCACCATCTGCAATAGTTAAAGCAGTTGTTTGTGCACCACCAGCAATTGAAACCTGTTTAAATCCACCAAGAACTTGTTCTATAAGATCTAAGTTTGCATTTGTTTTTGTTCCCCACGTACCAGCATTTTCGCCAGTAGCCATTTTCTCTATACCGAGAGGTGTATATGTTGATGCCATAAATTTTATCTCCTATGCAGCGTCAGTATAACTTGTATTTGATCCAGTTGCAACATTGGAATAATTACTATTTGATCCAGTTGAAAGTGCACTATATGACGTATTTGAACCAGTGTCAACATCTTGGTAATGTATAATAAATGGTTCTCCAACTGTTGCGGTTAATGTAAATGTTGGTAATCCAACTACTTGATCTTTAGGATCAACACTACCAATAGAAGAGCTGAACGATACTCCTGTTAATCCCATTATTTGATCAGGAATATCAACAATCGTTCCTTGTTGAGATGTTATAGATATACCAGTTGTTGGTACAACTACTGATCCTGTTCCTTCAACAAAACCTATAGCAGATGTTATTGATAATCCAGTTGGTGCTACTGCATCATTTGGAACAACCACAGATCCTTGTTGTGAGGTAACAGTAAATGTTGGTGCTGTAATTTCAACAGCATTTCTTGCTGTAGCAGTTCCTTGTTCTGATGTAATTGATAAACCTGTAATCGATACATCTTCGTTAGGTGCAACAGCAGTTCCTTGCTGTGATGTAACTGTAAGTGTAGGTGCTCCTACAACTTGATCTTTAGGATCTATAACTCCAATAGCTGCCGTAGCTGATAAACCTGTAATACTTACTGGAGCATCAATAACAGGAATTGCATATCCTTGAATGTCATTAATAGTAAAACCACTTGGCTCAACAGTTACATCTATAACATTTGAAATTGTTCCAAGTGTAGAATTAAATGATTGACCTGAAACTAAAACTAAAGCATCACCAGAAATTGTAACCGAAGGATTTAATGTAGATGTAATTGATAAACCAGTAGGCTGAACTACCTCACCAGAAAGATCTCCCCATACTCCAGCGCCCCAAGCTTTTGCACCCCAACCTGTAGCTAATAAATCGTCCTCACCCCACTCGGCTTGGCCCCAGGTGAATCGTCCCCATCCAGACATGGGCTACTCCTATGCTAATCTTATGATTGCGTTCGATGAATCGTTTGCAGGAAACTGTATTTCGAAAGTTCCGTTAGTTGCAGTTTTATCAGAACCAAAAGCGATAATACAAACAGAGTCAGTTGTGTTTGAACCACCATCTGTTGTTGTGTTATAAATCATTGCACCATTTGCAGTGAATGAAGCTGATGTCCATGAGATATCAGAAAAATCTGTAAACGCAGTTGTTGAAGTTAAACCAACTCCTGTGTTTGTTAATGCTTTACCACCAGCAGAATATGCTGATCCAGATGTATTTGAAATTTCGTTTGAAGTTGAATAGTCAGTTGTTGCTGCACCTAAAGATGCTGAACTTGTAAATAAAGCTATTTTAAAAGTATGACCACCAGACCCTGAAGCTTGAAAGTCGTGTTTACCTTGTAAAAGTTCTTGTTTAAAACTTGAACATATTGCCGATGTTATTGCCATAATTTATCTCCTATTAAGGTGTCGGTGAAGGAACTTGTATACGAACTGTACCATCTGTATAATCGTCTCTTTTACGTCTACCAAGTTGCTCTCCAGCAAACTTTTGTACTTCTTGTTTATATTTATTTTCATATAATGTCAACATATCTATTGGACCTTTTAAATAAGAAAATGCTTCTACTAAACAAGCATATAATAATCCATTTCCAAAATATTGACTTACATAAGTTGTAGTGTTTGAACCCGATAATCCAGTTGGAATAGCCTCATAATGAATTTTAAATACATAAGTAGTATCTGGTGCAGGAGCTAAAAATAGTCTTCCTGAAGTAGTATCTGATACACCTGTTGCTCCACCAAACATAGCATAATATTTTGGCTGTGCTCTAGCTGCTGATTCTGTAGATGGTTGATATTCTTGTAAATAAGTCTCATCTTTTTTTTCTAACCAAACATTACTACCTGTAGAAGCTGATGTTGAATCATAGACTTGTACGCCTTTTACAAATAAAGTTTTAGCAGGAACGTTAATTGTATTTTGACCAGTAACTAAATTACCAATAGATTGTTTTTTATATGCATCAAGAGGTATTTCTCTTAATATTTTCATTTCAGAATTTTCAATAAACTGATCAGTAATAGTAGACGTTAAAACATTTGTATCTGTTTCGGTATAATTTAATATTGCTGTAGTTAATGTTGCGTATGTAAATCCAGTCATTATTTAATATCCCCTTTATGCTTTAAACGTATCTTTTTTTGTTTTGCAGTTTCTTCATACATTTCAAGATGAGGATCTTGTTTTTCAGGTTTAAAAATATTTTTTATCCAATTCCAAATTTTATTTATCATGCTTGTATAGTTATGGGTCCTATTGAACAACCATAACCTCCTCCTTGTATATTACCTGTTGTAGCAGTATCCGCATTAACTGTAAAATAGAAAAAATTACTTAATGCATAGTCTGTTGAAACTCTTACTCCATTTTGGAATAAACCAGTTGTAATAGCGTATCCTGAACCTTGTCCTATTTGTGCACCAGTTATTCCATCAAAGTTAGGAATAGTTGCATAAGCAAAAACAGGATTAGTTGATGTTCCTGTTCCTGGAGATATTGTAGGAGGTCCTCTAAATAAATAAGTTGTACCATTTGTTAAACCATGTCCGGGTACATTTACATTTATAACACCCGAACCTGCTTGATATGTTTTAAAACCATTTTCCGGTATCATTACAGTTGTAATTGGTTCTGTTCTGTCAGTTCTAACATGTTGTAAAGATATTGCGTCTGCCCCATGAGGTTTTGGTTCTAACTGTGGTTGTTTAGGTTCAAACTCAGAAATGTGAACCAAAGCTCCATTCCACTCTCTAACCATTTCTTTGTATGGAAACTCCATACCTGATCTGTCAGAAATTGCTTTTGAACGTTTACCTGATGCGTAGT